AAAACGCGGCGCGGGGGGCTGGGGGTTCGTTACTCACGCTGGGCCGCGCGCGCAGGTGGGCGCGCCGTAACAACGCCTCATCCCAACCGGCGCGCCGTTCACTAGGCAGTGCTGGGACGATTCGGGCCGCGCGGCCGTTCACGGAAGAGTCAACGGCCGCACGGAATGTGTGAATTGAGCGCGCCGCCCGGCGGGCTACGTGACCGGAGGTGAAACGGAGCGCGAGCCATGGTATCGTTGCCGAGGCAGAGGGGAGCGGACCATGCGACGGCGGCATTTGCTGGCGGCGGCGGCAACGATGTTGGCGGGCCGAGGCGCGCAGGCGTTCCCGGTGTTCGGAGAACCGGCACAACTGCCGCCGCTCACCGACGCCATCGCCAAGACGATGGTTCCGTCGCAAGTTGCGTTCGTTCGCGCGATCCTGGCCAACAGCGCAGCGCTGTTCAGCGTCAGCGACAAAGAGGGCGAGAAGGCAGCGTGGCAGAAGACTTGGGCCGACGTCGCGCAAAGCAAATCGGGCGAACCCACCAACTGGAATGGCCGCTTGCTGGCCAGTGGCTGCAGCATGAGCGGCTGCGCGCCGGTTATTTCCATTTGGCCGGGCATTGTGCTGCGCGCGGATGCGGGCACCGAGTTCGAGCGCCCCGCGAGTTATATTGCCTACTCCAATCCGCTGTACCGACAGATTTTGCCGGTTCCGGTTGGCGGCTTGCTGTCGCTCAGCGGCAAAATGCTGTCCGGACGGCTGGACGGTGCCGGGCCATACCCCTACCCCATCAGCATACAGACGGCGTTCACCGCGTTCGGGCAGCCCACCTAAGCGCATCAAGCAGCCTCGCGCGGCACGAGTTTCAGGCCATCCGCGTCGGGCGGCGTCCAGTCCAACTTTGCGTCGATCGCCAGCCGCCATAGCGCGATGTGATGGGCGTACGGCACGCTGTTCCGCGTGCCCCACATGCTGATCGTCTTCGCGGTCTCGCCGAGCCGTTCCGCCACCACGGACGGGCCGCCGAGCCGTTCGATAAGGGTTCGCACATCCATGCGCAGATTGAAACCACATAACGTGGAGTCTTCGCAAGCACATCGTGGCGGGACATCGCGGCTTTCGGTGCGCACATTCGCCGGCATGGCGAAGGCTCAACGACCCAGCGAATTGAAGATGATGGCGGCGCTCCGGTTACGGGCGGCCAGGATGGCGCTTGGCATAGAACGCCAGGAGGCGCTTGCCAATAAGCTGAAAGTGACAGCGTCCGCCTATAACAACTGGGAAACCGGCGCGAGAATGCCGGATATTGCCGCCATGGTGCGGCTTTGGGAAGCAACTGGCATCGGGCCGGATTGGATTTATGCCGGCTCTTTGAACGGCGTGCCCTATTCTATGGCAGAGCGGCTGAAAGAATGTTCAGCCGAAGTTGGCGCAGTGGTTGGCGGCGCCGTCGCCGAATGGCCGATGGCCGCCGAGCGTGCGGCACTCCCCAAGCCAGCCGCAGCGGTGCCCGCCCGCCGCCCGCGGCACATCACCTTGCACGAGCCGCCGCCGCTCGGGCCGGAGCCGCCCCGCAAAGTCTAACTCCACAGACTGTGGATTTCGGTTGACAGGCGGTCCACATATCGTGGAATGATCCATCGTTCTTGCGATGGAGGCCCGCCGTGCAACCCGCCCGCCGCCCCGACCCGCCTTTCACCCATGAGTGGGACGAATTGCCGCCCGTCACCCGCCGCGCCCGCGTGGTGATGTGGGTGGCGCAGGGGCTTGCCGTCGCCGCCATCGCCGGCGTGCTGGCGGTGCTGGTGTGGCAGCAATGGTGAGCACCGGGGCGCGCGTTCGCGCCGTGGATGCCGCCAGCCGCTTCCGGCTGTTCGCGCAAGACAGCATGCGCGCCATCGACATCCGCGTGCTGCTCAACCTGTCCACCGAAATGGAAAGCTACGTCGCCGCCGGCAACCTGCTCTCCGCCGCCGACAGCCTGCGCGCCGCCGCCGAGCTGGCGCGCATGCAGAACCAGCCCATCAGCGCGCTGGATTGGCGCAGCGCCGCCGAATGGCTCGACCGGGAGGCATCCACATGGGCCACCTAGCCGCCGCTCCGTTCTCCCAGCGCCTGTCCGCGCCCCGCACGGTGCGCACGCTCGATCGCCGCCCCGTGGTGCTGCTCGGCTACGTCACCGACCAGCACGGCCGCCGCCTGTGGCCCGAAATCGTGTCCCACACCCAATTCGTCCGCCCCGAAACGCTCGACCTGGAGGATAACGCCGATGGCGTGCAACACCCGCATCGCAATACAAGCGAAGCAGCCGCTTCCGCTCGCCATTACTGGCACAATGCTTGATCCGCCGCTGCGCGTGCTGGTTAAGCGCCCAAACCACGCCGGCGACATTGGCCGCGCCATCGAGGTGGTGCGCTGCGGCGAGATGGTGATCAGTTACCTTGTGCAATTCAGCAACGGCGCCCGCACCCGCTGCCCCGCCACCTGGGTGCTGCCGATGCTGCGCGGCATCACGCCCAGCGACATCGCCATCCCGGCCCCGCCGGTGCCGTTTCCGCAATTCGACGATGTGCAGCCGGGGGATGCGGCGTGAGCAATCCCTGGCTGCAAACCTCCAGCGGCATCGCGCTGGATCTGCTGAACCCGCAGCCCGCGCAAATCTGCCTGGGCGACATCGCTCGCCAGTTGTCGCGCTTGCCGCGCTTTAACGGCGCCACCAGCGGCCCGGTGGCGTTCAGCGTGGCGCAGCATAGCTGCCTCGTGATGGAACTGGTGGCGCATTACACCCGCGCCAGCCCTGATCCAATGCTGTTGCTGGCAGCGCTTTTGCACGACGCGCACGAGGCGTATGTCGGCGATATGCCGACGCCGGTGAAAGATGCGCTGGCCCATTTGGGGAATGGCTTCATCGTGGGCTGGTGCATGCTGGTGGACCGCATCCAGTGCGCGGTGCACCAATCGGTCGCCTTGTCGTCGCAATTGCCCGGCGAGTGGGAACACCTGATCCGCGCCGCCGACCTGCAAGCGCTGACGCTGGAGCGCGACGCCTTCATGCTGCCGCTGGCCAAACCGTGGCCCGACATGCCCAAACCGCCGCAAGGTTTCGACATGCCGCTCGCGCCGTGCGCGCCGCATCTCGCCGAGCGGCATTTCATCGCCGCCGTGCAGGATTGCTTTTTGCGGCGGCACAATATTGGCGCGACAATGGAGGCGGCGTGATGTTGGTCGAATTGTCCAAAATGGAACTGGAAACGGTTCAACAATGGTGCCGCGAGCAGGAGCACGAGCACGCCCGCCGGGGCCGCTATATCGACGCCGAGCACTATCAACTGCGCGTCGAAGAACTGGAAAAATACAATACCCCGCGCCCGGTGGCGACGATTTGCGCCATGTTGCGCGCGCTGGTGGAAGCGGCGGACGACGGCCAGATTTTGCATATCGGCACCATCATCGGCGCTGCGCTGCCCGCATTTCCTGTCGGCAGTTCCGACGCCATCCGCCGCAACTTGCTCGCCTCGCTGACGCTGCCCGGCGCCAAGCTGTGATCTACCTCGCCGCCCTGCTAGTCGCCGTCACCATCTGGGACGCCCGCGACTGGCGGGAGCGGCTGCTGCTGAGCGCATTGACAGCTATCGCGCTGTCGCGTCACGAAGGATGGATGCACTGATGGGTGCCGCCCAACTCGACTTATTCGCCGCCCCGGCGCGCCCGCGCGTGTCGATTTCCGCGCCCTCCCAGGAGGCGGCAAAAATCGACATGCCGCCCGCCGTGGATCTGGCCAGCATCCTGCCGCGCCGCCCGTCGCCCGCGTGGCAACGCCGCCTCGACGATGCGCGGCACAAGGATGCGTTCATGCACGCTCCGCCGCCAGAACTATTCGTCTCGCAGCTATGGTCCGGCGTGGTGATCGAGGTTCTGTCGCTGCCGACGCACCGCATCTATCTGCACCACGATGGCACGCTGCAAGACCCGATGCCGCCGGACGGCGCCGAGGGCATCGGCCGCATTTATCGCGCGGTGTTCGTGACGGTCGCCGAGGCCCGCAAACTTGCCGCCCGCGTGCCGCTTCGCCTGCTCAGTTCATCCGGAGCCGCTTGCCTGCGCCTCGGCCAAGCCCGGCCGGGGAGCGCCGCTCCGCCCTGGGCCGATCTGCCCGACTGGCTGGACGGCATCGAGGCCGCAGCGCCGGAGAAAGCCGCATGACCCGCGAGGAACGCATCGCCGCCGCGCACCGCATCGCGGGCATGGCGGCGCAGCTCATCGTCGACGATGCGCGGCGGGCCAAGCTGCCGACCAGCGACCTGGGCATGATCTGCGCCGTCACCATTGCCATCGTGGTCACCGCCGTCACCAAGGCGCAAGACAGCCGCATGCCGAAAGCGTTGGCGCGGCGGCTGTTGGATACGGTGGTGCAAGCCACTCGCCACAGCATCTCCGAGCGGCTGCGGGTGCCCGATGCCGACTGAGGCCGCGCTGGCGCAAACCGTGGTGTTCCTGCGCGCGGGCACCACCACGCTGAAGCTCGGCGACCATGTGCGTCTGTCCGGCGCCGCCCGCGCCGAGGCCGCCGGCGCGATCGAGGGCGCGCAACTGGTGTTCGACGCCGCCGAGGCGTTGGTGGCCGGCATCGGCCTCGCCGCCATCGCCCCCGCCTCGCCCGAATGGTCCGCGATGCTGGAAGGCTGGCCCGCCATGGCCCGCCTGATCACAGCACTCGACACCGCCCGCCCCGCATGGCGCGCCACCCCAGACCCACAGGAACCGGCCGCATGAAGCTGCTGCACAGCACCTACCGCCACGGCCGCCTGACGGTGACCGTGCAACACCAGCCGGATCTGCACGGCCGCTATGGCGCGGCATGGTACGGCGCCGGCGGCCGCCACGGGGCGCTAAGCGCCGACACCCCGGAACAGGCCGTTCAGTTAGCGGTTGAGGCGATTGACGAACGGTATGGAGCGACAGATGCCTGACAACAGGATGGACCGCCTGCGGGCCATCGGCACCAAGCTGGCCAAGGAAATCGACGAGGTGGCTCGCATGCTGTGGGAACACGGCGAAATGACCGCCGATACCGAAGGCGGCATGATGCCGACCTGGGACGAAATCTGCGCCCGCGTCAAACAGCCGCCGCAAGATACCGACAGCCGGCAGCAGAAGGAATATCGCGCCACCTGCTACCTGCGGTGGACCGACCACAACAACCGCGCCGCGCTGATTCTCAGCCTCGACGCCCCATCGTCCATGCGCCTCGCCGTTCTGCTGCTGACGCGCGCGGAGAAGGTTCGGGACGAGACCGAAGCCGATTTGTGGCGGCAGATCGAAGCCCTCAAACTGAAGCCGGGGGCGGCGCTGTGACGAGTTATCCCGCCATCACGATTTGGCAACCGTGGGCGACCCTGATTGCCTACGGCGCTAAGCCGTTCGAGTTTCGCAGTTGGCCAGCACCGCGCTCGATGTGGGGCGAGCGCGTTGCCATCCACGCGGGCGCACGGCCAGTGCGCAAGGCCGAGATCGAAGATCTGCTGGCGAAGCTGCTGTCCAGTCACTGGCGCGAAACCGGGCTGGATCGGGACGGCGCGCTGCCAATCCTGACCGAGGCCAGACGCTTTCCAAAGGCGATGCCGCTTTCGTCGGTGCTGTGCCTCGCTACGCTCGGCCAACCAATCCGCGATGCCGAACTGGCGGTGCGGCTCGGCTTGCCGCACCTGAACGACAGCGACCGCGACGAGCACAGCAACTGGGGATGGCCGTTGACTGGCATCGAGCGGCTGGAACCATTCGCCCCTGCGCGCGGTTATCAGGGCTGGTGGACGTGGACCGTAGGGACTGCGCCATGACCGTCTATGTCGACGATATGCGCGCGCCATTCGCCGACGCCCGGCAATATCTCGCCGAACTGGAACGCAAGCGCGCGGAACGCGCCGGGGAGCTGCCGTGGCAGCCTGTGCCCCATGCCTGACCGCATCCAACTCCGCCGCGCCAAAGGGTGGCGGATGCCGCCGGGCGCGATTTACGTCGGCCGCCCCACCATCTGGGGCAACCCGTTCGCGGCCCACGATTGGCGTGCGGCGTTCCGCGCCGTCACGCTTGGTTGCCGTGGCGATCGTGACGGCCGCAACGAGGCGGCAGTGCGCCTCTACCGCATGTGGCTGTCGCTCGACGGCACCGAATGGATACGCCTCAGCCAAGACAACCGCACATGGTTTGAGCGGGAAATCCTGACGGTGCGCGCCCCCACACCACCTGCGCTGGACGATCTGCGGCGCGCGCTGCGCGGCCACGATCTGGCCTGCTGGTGCCCGCTCGACGCGCCATGCCACGCCGACACTTTGCTGGAGGTGGCCAATGCCTGACGCCCCCACCCCGCTCACCGAAGCCGAATTCGCCGCCCGCTGCGCCCGGCTCTCGGCCAACGCCGCGCATTGGGCCGCCGACACGCTCACCGGCGGCCATCCGCTCGACACGCCGATCGCGCGCGACGCTGCCCGCCGCTACCTCGCCGAGATGCGCGAGCGGCTGGATTGGCTGGAGGAAGACGCCGGCCTCGCCCCCGCCACGCCGCCCCGCCCCAGCCGCATCCGCAGCGCCTTGCGCTGGCTGCTGCGCGGGCAGCCCGGCGACATCGGGATGTGGCCATGAACGCCGTCAACCCCCGCTGGATGAACGCCGAGCAGGCTGCCGCCTATATCGGCTGCCGGGTGGATCACCTGCCCCGCCTGGTGCGCACCGGCAAACTGCCCGAACCCAGCCGCGCCCTCGGCCCCCGCAACCCGCGCTGGGACCGCGAGGCTCTTGACGCGCTGTTCGGCGGCGCGCCAGCTTCGGCCAGCATGGACCCGCACAAGGTGGAAGCCGATGTCGCCGCCGCCATCATCGCCCGCGCGCGAGCGCGTGGTGCGTCGCCGTCTCGCCGACGGATCGGTTAAGGAATACCGTTATGCCCGCACGACCGCGCGGCCGAGCCGCATTGCGCCCGGCAGCCTCGATGCGCTGATCGTCGCCTACAAGCGCAGCCCGGAATGGGCCGCGAAGGCGAAAGCGACCCAGGCGACCTATCGCATCTATCTGCGCGACCTGGACGCAGCCGGGATTTATGACGCCACCAAAATCACCCGCCGGATGATCCTGGCATGGCGCGACGCCATCGCCAGCGAACGCGGCAACGGTGCGGCGCAAGGGGCGATTCGCGCATGGAGCGCGCTATTCACTTGGGCGGTGGACCGGCAATGGATTGACGCGTCGCCCTGCCACCGCATCAAGGCCCTGCCCAGCGGCGCCCTGCCCGCCTGGACGGCCGCCCAGGCCGACCACGCCCTCGCCAAACTGCCGGAGGCGTTCCGCCGCGTGGTCCTATTGGCCCGCCACACCGGCCAGCGCCGCGGCGATCTGGTGCGCCTCACCTGGGCCAGTTACGACGGCCAGTCGTTGCGCTTGCGCCAGCAGAAAACCAAGGCGGTGCTGCGCATCCCCTGCGCGCCCGCGCTGCGCGCCGAGCTGGACCACTGGAAGGCCGCCGCCACCAGCACCCACATCCTCACCAGCCCGCGCGGCGTGCCCTGGCAGCCGGAGCACCTAAGCCACCAACTGCCGCAAGCGCTACAGGCCATCGGGCTGCCGCCGGGGTTGAACGTCCACGGCCTGCGAAAACTCGCCGCCGCCACCCTGGCCGACGCCGGGTGCAGCACCCACGAGATTGCGGCGATCACCGGACACCGCACGCTAGCGATGCTACAGCATTACACCCTGACTGCGGACCAAGAACGCCTCGCGGTGTCCGCCATCGACCGCCTGAAAACGCCCTCCGGAAAACGCGTGAAAACTCCTCGTAAGTGATTGAAAAGAAATGCGAGCCATATACGTCATGATTAAGCCCGATGAAGCCATTTCAACGACTTACTGAGACAAACGCTCGTAGTTACGCCGTGGTGTTCTCGGTCTGTCTGCTGTTGTGCGCCGCGTATTTGGGTGCTGCGAGGGCCGCGCAACCGCCGTCCGTAACCGTTTGTTTTGTGCCTGCGGAGGCGTGCGCCAGCCGGATTGTGGACGCCATTGATGGCGCGCGGCGGGAGATACGGGTGCAGGCTTATGGCATCACGGCGGGGCCGATCCTGGCGGCGATCGAGCGGGCTCGGGGGCGTGGGGTGGATGTGGCGGCGTTGCTGGATCGGTCCAACGAGGCGCCGCCGCGCACCGGGTTGACGGCGCTGCAGCGGGCTGGGGTGCCGGTGTGGATCGACGCGGTGGCCGGGATTGCGCACATCAAGGCGATCGTGATCGACCGGCACCTCGTGATCGGCGGCAGCTATAATTACACCGCCTCGGCCGAGCGGCGGAACGTGGAGGATGTGACGTTCACCGATTCGCCCGATCTGGCCGCTCGGTTTCTGGCGGATTGGCAGCAGCGGCGGGCGGGGGCGCGGGCGCCTCGGTTGGCGCCATGACGATGTCAACCCTGGAAGGCGGGGCTAACCCGTCAAGACGGGTTTAACCCCGCCTTTATATTGGCGCCGATCGCCACATCGAACGCAAAAAGCCCGCCGGTCCTTGCGAACCGGCGGGCTTTTCGGTGGCGGAGGGCGTCAGGCCAGCGCGGCGCGATAGGCCGAGATAGCGTGATCGTCGAGCGGGTCGGGCGCGCCTCGGCCGATGATTGGCGTCAGGCGGCGCATGTGGGTGAACAGGCCCGGGAGCCATGGCACGTCGGGCACCGGGTCGGCGGCGTTGCGGTATTGGCGGATGGCAACGCCGTCGAGCAGCTGCTGTGCGCGGAAGCCGCCCGCCCTCGGCGCGCCGAACGTGACCAGCTCGGCCACGGGCTGCCCAGCGGCGCGCAGCAGGGCGGCGGTGAGCACCGCGAGCGCGCCGCCGAGTGAGTGCCCGGTGAGCACCAGCGGGCCGGTGGTGCCCGCGAGGATGGCGGGGAACACCGCGCGGGCGCCGTCGCGGAAGCCCGCGTGGCACCAGCCCAGATCGGCATCGTCGACCGGCACGGCGTCGAAATCCCGCAACCAGTCGGCGAGGCAATCCGGCACCGTGCCGCGAAACGCCACCACGTTGCCGGTAAGCGTGGCCGCCACGTCGCCCGCCGCCCAGGCCGCCGGCGCCGTGTAGGCGGCGGCGGACAGGGCGGCCAGATCGGCGTCGGTCACGGTTTGGGCGCGGCGGCCGCCGGAGCGGCCGGCACCAGCGCCGCGCAGCCGCCGAGCACCAGCGGATGCACAACGCTGCCGTCGATCGCCGCGACGGCAGCGCCTTCCGGGCCGCCGAGGGTGCCGACCGCGGCCACCGCGCCCGGTTGCAGCGCCTTGTCGGCCGCGCAGGCGGCTTGTTCCTGCTGCGCGCTGCACGCACCCAAGCCAAGCAGGCCCACCAGCGCCAGCGTGCCCAGCATGGCGGCCACGGGGCCGGTGGGGCTGGCGGCCGCCGGCGGCGCGGGCGGCGGGGCGGCGGTGGTTTGGCCGACGGCGAGCGCGGCGGCGACGGTTTGCGCCATGTGCTCCGCCGTGAACAGCGCGCTGCCGGCGGGGCCGATGGCGGCTTGCACGCCGGGGGCGGCCAGGATGCGGTTGGCGGCGCTGCCGGTGTTGAACGCGGCCCAATCCAGCACGCCGCGCACCGTGGCCCAGGGCGAGCCCGGCACCGCCGGCGGCAGGTAGGCGGCGAGCGGCGAGGCGGCCCACCAGGCGAGCATCGCCCACAACGCCCAGGGGTGCGCCACCACCTCGGCGGCGATCCAGCTCAGCGCCGGGTCGGACGGCGCGGATTGCGCCCAGGCCGCGAGCGGCAACAGGGCGGCGAGGCCGAGCGCGAGGGCGCTCAGCACGAACGTGCGAACCATATAAAGCTCCTGTTATGCGCCCAAAGGCGCGGGGGTTATGCCTGGTGCTGGAGCTGTTCCAGCTCGGCGGCATTCAGATCGTCCGCCGTCAATTCAGCCGGCGCGGGCGGCCGGGCGGCGATGGCGGCGGGGCTGTTGACGGACACCGGCACGGCCTCCGGCTCGCCGGAGGGCGCAGCCAATTCCACGCGCATGAAGCGGTGGTGACCGATCACCACGGTGGGCACCGCGCGCGCCGCCCACTCGGGCGCGGCGGCCATGCGGATGTCGTAATAGCTGTCCGCACCCTGGGTGAGGTCCGCGAGGCCGCCATGCAGCGCTTGCGACGCCAGATCGAGCGCGGTGGCGTATTCGGCGTCGGCCGGGGTGACGGCGAGCATCTGCGGCAGGTTCGGGTCGCCATCGTTCCAGCAGGAAAACTGCCACGGCATCAGGCAGACGGCGGGAATGGTGTCGCCCCACCAGCGCGGATGATTGGCGCGGTTGACGATGCAGGCGGCGACGGCGGCCATGCCGATTCGGCCCTCGCCGCGCGCCTCGCCCCACAGGGTGCGGGCGAGGATGCCGGCGGCGCCGGGCGAGGTGGTGGGGAAACGGCGGGCAATGATGGCGGCAATATCGGCCATGACAGGCTCCGGTTAATTGTGATCGTTGCCGGGGTGCAGCACGCGCCACACGCTGAGCACGTAGTAAGCGACGGCGGCAATGGCCCCGATACTGCCGAACAGCCACGCGAATAGTTTGCGCATACGCCGCGCCACCAGCATGTTGTCGGCGAATTCGCCGAGCATTTCGAGTTGTTCGGGCGACAGGCCGTGCGGATGCTCCGGCGAACGCTCGGCCTCGTGGTCGGGATGATCGAGGTCCATCAGCGCTCCTCCGCACATGCAGTGTGATTCGCCCGTGGCGGCGGCGTGTGGTGTGGTGCCATCGTCGTTCGGTCTCCATGACAGGCCGGGCGGGCTCGGGGCGGCGCGGCGGTGAGACGCCGCGCCGCCTTGGGCGATCAGGGCGAGGCTTGCGTAAGGTCCGGCACCTGCGCCATGCGGGCGGATGTCAGCAGTCCGGCCGCGACGGCTTGCGCCAGATCGGCTTGCAACATCGGGTCTTCGACGAAGATCGTGCCCGCCGCCGCGATCATGATGCCCCACAGCGGGTTCGCGGCGATCAGCGTGGTCTGTTCCGCCAGCGTGAAACGGCGGATGAAATCCAGCGGCGTGATGACCGTGGGCGGCGCGGCGGGCGGATCGGGCTGCGGCGGCGCAAGACATTCAATGGTGTCCAGCACCATGGCCAGAGTCGTGCCCGCCGCGCGCTGCACCAGCATCACATGCGTGCCGTCCGGGTTGCTGACGGCGAATTCCACCGGATCGGCCGCGTCGTCCCACGCGATCGTGCGGTCCCATTTGTCTGTCGCGCCCTGGATTGCCATTTTTACACCGTGAGTTTGGCGGTTGCGCCAGCGCCGCCCGAGGTGCCGCTGCCAACGGAACCGGCCGTGTTGGCGGCGACGAATTGGGTGCCGGCCGTCCAGCCCGTCACGCCCATCTGGATCACCGCCGCATAGCCGCTGGGGCCGCCCGTGCCGCCGGTGCCCGCGACGCCGGTGCCGATGCCGCTGCCAGCGGTGCCCCCTGCGCCGCCGCTGACATCGATCAGGTTGGTCACTGCCGAACCGAGCAGCGCGAACACCGCCAGATCGAAATACCCGCCGCCGCCGCCGTTGCCGCCGCCGCCGCCGCCGCAGTTGCCAACGGTGGGGGTGAAGCCGTTGCCGCCCTTGCTGCCCGCGAAATTGATCGCGCCGGCCGCCGTGGAAGCGCCGCGATTCAGCGCGTAGGCGCGCATCCGGCATTTGCCGCCGCCGTAGCCGCCGCCACCGCCGCCGCCGCCTTTGTTCGTGCTGTCGCCGCCGCCAGCGCCGCCTCCGGAGCCATACGTGCCGCCGCCGAAATACCCCAGCGCAGAGCCCGACAAGCCCACGACGTCGGGGCTATCCGGCGCAGGCCAGCCCGACGACAGGTTCGTCGAATACCCAACGGCCAGCGAGCCGCCGCCAGCCCCGGCGGCACTCGTCCCAGCGCCGCCAGACGGCGCGGCGGGCGCTGCGTTGAAGGTGTAGGACCCGGTGGCCGCGCCTGGGCTGGTGCCCGCGCCACCCGTGGTGGTGGACGGCGTGCCGCCCACACCGCCAGTGCGGCCTGACATATAGCGCCCGTAAACGGTCGCGCAGACACCGGCAGTGCCACCCGCCGACGCCGTGCCATTGCCCGCCGCCGTGCCTGCCGAGAACGTGATCGCGCCCGCTTGGGCGGACGATAGATCGAGCGTGCCCGTGCAATAGACAGCGTAACCGGCGGTATAGAGCGTGCCCCCGCTGTTCAGGGTCAGATTGGTCGCCTGATAGTCGCGGGTCTGCGTGACCGGCGAGGACAGCGAAATCGCGCCATCGACGCCAGACCCCAGGAACCCGTTCGGCACGCTGGCCCAGCCTGGATTGGCCGCAGCGCCGTTGGTCTGGAGCAACTGGCCCGATGTGCCGGGGGCCAGCACCACCCAGCCGGATGCGTTGCGATACAGCAGATCGCCCTGCGCGTTGCCGAGCAGATCGATCACCGGCGAGATGTCGGTGATCGATTGCACCACGTTGGTGCCGTTGGCGGTGACCAGCGCGCTTTTGCCCTGGGTGACGGCCACCGAGGTGCCCGCGCCGCTGTTCACGGTCACGGTGAACGCGCCCGACGTGTTGTTCAGCACCGTCCATTCGCCCTGGGTGGGCGCCGTGATGATGGCGTTGCTGGCCAGCGTGCCGGTGATGTTGATGATCGGCTGGCCATACTGCGCCGCCGACAGCGTGGTGGTGCCGCCGGTGGTGACGACGGACGTGATCGCCGAGGTGGCGGTATACACGTAGGCGTCGGTGGCGACTTTGGTGTCGTTCGATCCGGCGGCCTGGGTGGTGGCGGTGATACCGTTCGGGATGGCGCTCGCTGCGGCGGCGGCCCCGGCGCTGCCGGTGCCGACGTAGATCTGGCTGGAGGTGGCGCTCGGCACCGCGCTGTTGATGTTGGCGGTGGTGGCCAGCGTGCCGCTGGTGGGCAGCGTGACGGTGGTGGCGCCGGTGACGGTGATGGTGGTGGCGAACGCGCCGGAGAACGTGACCGAGCCGCCGAGCGACACCGCTTTGCCGCCGATGCTGCCGACGGTGCCGCTGATCGAGGTCGCGCCGCTGCCCGACAGGTCGCCGCCGAGCGTGATGGTCTGGTTGCCGCTGATGAAGCCTGACGGGTTGGTGTTGTTGTAGGGCGTGAAGCCCAGCGCGGCCGTCACGTCGCTGCCGCCGATCGCGCTGCCATTCGTGGCGCGGCCCTTGGCGTCGACCGTGATTTTGGAATAGGTGCCCGCCGTCACGCCGCTGGCGGCCAGGGTGGTGGCGATGCTGGCGGTGCCGCTGCCGGTGATGTCGCCGGTAAGGGTGACGGTGCCCGCCCCGCCGCCGCTGCCCACCACGGTGGTGGACACGCCCAGCGTGCCGCTGGCCTCCACCCACTCGCTGGTGTTGCCCGCGATCGCCACCGAGCCGCTGCCGTTGCTGAACGTGAGCGTGTAGGGCGAGCCGCCGGTGGTGATGGTGGTCGGGGTGGCGAGCGAGAAGCTGCCCGCGCCGAAATTCAGCGTGGCGGCCTCGCCCGCGTAATACAGCGACACGGCGGGCAGGATGCCCAGCGAGCCGATGGCGGGGATGGTGAAACCGCCGGTGTTGGTGTTGGGGTTCTCGGCGGTGCCCACGGTGTCCACGCCCGAGGGGCCGAAATACCCGGCGGCGGTTTGCCCCCAGGCTTTATGGTGCACATCGTCGATGATGATCGCGTACGTGGTGGCGGCCGACAGCGACAGGGTGCCGACGTTGGTGACGGTGCCGTTGTTGAGGAACGCCACCGGCGCGCCTTGCACGATGCCGAACCCGTTGCTGCCGCTTTGCCCCGGATAGTCCGCCAGCGTGGTGGCGGCGGGCATGGCGCCGACCACGAAACCGTTGCCGCTGATGGTGCCGGGGGTAAATTCGATCTTCACCACCTCGCCCGGCATGATCGGGTTCGCCGCCCGCACCGTCGCCCAGGCGGAACTGGCGGTGCCGCTGTTCGTCACCGTCAGATTGCCGCCCGACAGCGCCAGCGTCGCCGCCATGTCGGACGGGTTCAGCGTGTCGCTGCCCAAGATCGGGCCCGTGGTGGAAATGGCGTTCACCAGCCATGCGCCGCTGGCCGGGCATGTGACGGTGACGTTGCTGGCGATGGAAATGTCCAGCACCGCGTGCGCGGCCTCGCCGGCGGTGATGGTATGCGGGCCGCCGGTGGCGTCGATGGCTTGCTTGGTCAGCCCGCCGCCGCCCGCCAGCGCCGCGATCTGCGCGGCGGTGAGGCTGACGGGCGTATAGCCGCCCGATCCGTTCGGCAGCAGCGCCGGGATCAGCTCGGGGCCGGTGGCGGCGCCCTCCGGCGCGAGCTGCGAGATATCCGTCATCGGTCAGTGGCCGATGGCGATGTATTGATAGCTGGTGGCGGCGAACGCGCCGGAGGCGGCCGGGTTGCGGCCATAGGCCAGGAACGTGGTTTTGCTGCCGGAGTTGCTCGCCCAGCCACAGCTATGCGCGCCATTGCCGCCGTCAGACGCGATCACCGCCAGAATGCCGTTGGCGAAACCGCCATTCGGCAGCGTGACCACGTCGCCGTTGCCGGTGGCGATGCTGGCCACGCCATACAGGATCTGCACCCCGGTGGCCTGCGGCGCGGCGGCGAACATGTTCTGCAACGCCGTCAGCATCTGGTTGACAGTCGCACCCGTGGCATCCGGCGTCACCGCGCCCGCCGTGACGACGGACATGATTTCTTCTTGAATAATATTGAAATCATCCGGGCCAAGAATACTCGGCGTCACGCCCGCGCCGGGCGCTGCGGTATTGGCATAACCCGGCGTGCCGCTGGCGGCGACTGCGGTGCGGCTGGCGACTTGGGTGCCATTGGCGAGACGGCGCATGTATTCCCCTCAGCTATACTGGAACCACAGCACGCCGTAGGCGGGCGCGATCTTGCCCAGGCGGCACTGCAATTCGGTGTTGTCGATGGTCCAGAACGGCTCGCCGAAATGCGAGGTTCCGAAGGTGAAGCGCTTGACGGTGATGGTGGGGGCGTTCACCCGCCACGCGAAATTCCACAGCGGCCCCACCAGCGCGCCCCCGAAGGCGCTGCCGAAGGTGAAGGGCGGCCAGGTGGTGATGGTGATGGTGTAGCCCAGCGCCGCCGCCACGCCGATGTAATAGGCCATGGTCTGGCCGCCCGGGCTGGCGGCGATCTTCGCCATCAGCGCCGTCCGCCGTTGCAGCACCGTCGCGCCGGCGGGCGAGCAACTGTCGGGCAGGCCGTAATCGGTTTCCCAATCCGGCAGGCATTGCTGCGCGGTGTCGGGGAAACTCTCAGTGTCCAGCCACAGCGCGCACAGCGCGTGGAACGCGAACAGGCAGTCGCCCACGGCCTGCGCCACCGCCTGCTGCACGGTGCCCGCGAAGCGCGGCCACGCCCGGCCGCGCGGCATCAGCGCCTGCACCGCCGCGCCGAAATCCGCCGTGCTCAGGGATGACCAGAAGGTCATGTGAAGGTCACCGTCGGCACCGCCGGCAGATGGCCGGTGGCGAAGGTGACATCGGCGCTCGGTGCCGCAAGGTCGTAGGATTGGATGATGGCGGCGTTGTCGATGGCGTCCTCGATCATCGACAGGAACAGCGTGCCGGGGACTTGCAGCGGGAACAGCGCGCCGGTTTGCAGGCTGACGGTGACGCCGTCGCCATAGGTGGCCCCGCCCGGCGGGACCGAGGCGCACAGCGCCACCAGCGCCGCCGTCACGGCCGCCTTGGTGGTGGCGTCGGACGGCACCATGCCGTGGATGGTGATCGTGAGCGCGTCGGCGGCGGGGGCGAACGCCTGATAGCTGCCGATCACCGGGGCGGCGGCCACCACGGCCGCCTGTACCGCCGTGAGGTCGGCGGACAGCGGGATGGGGTTGACGCGGGTGTCGATGGTGAACGCCACGTCGCAGGTGCCGGTGCCGCGATTGAGCGGAAACACCCAAGCCCGCGTGGGAATGCCGCTGGCGCGCGCCCAGGCCCAGAAATCGGAACCCGCCCCGCCCTGCGGCGGGCTTTGAATGCGGGCGAGGCCGCGCGTGCGGAAACTGGCGTCGGACTCGCTGTTGGTGCCGCCGTTGGTGCCGCTGCCGTCCAGCACCGCTTGCGGCAGCACGCCGGCGATGGCGTTCACCAGCGTGAGCGGCGACGCCGCCGGCAAATTGCCCGCCGTGCCGGGGCCGCTGGCGGCGACGGCCAGCGTGACGGTGCCGCTGCTGATGGTGCCGCTGGCCTGGGTGGTGAATTGCAGCGCGTTGCCGTTGCTGTCCGTCAGGGCGCCGGGCGGGACCAGCGGGGTATTTTGCGGGATCACGATGCCGTTGGTGCCCGAGAAGATCACGTTGCCCGCCGCCACGGTGCCTTGCAGCCGCGCCAGCCCGTAGGGCGACAGGCGGCGGTCGAGATACCCCGCCTCCGCCGAATCGATGAACATCTGGCGGGACAGCCAGCCCAGCCCGCGGAACCCGGCCCAGATGCCGCCGCCGAGCATGTCGGAGATCACACCCGCCACGGTGGTGCTCAGCGCCGCGTCGAACCCCGCCAGCCGGGCCGCGAAATTGGCGCGGAACGTGCTGCGCAGCGTGGGCAGGGTGGGCAGGGACAACGGCATCAGGAATTCGCCCAAGTGAAGGTGAACGCGGGGGAGCCGCCGGACTGGCCGAGGTAGATATCCAGCTCGATCCAGCCGAGTGCGGGGAAGCTGGCGGCGGCCGTCACGCTGCCCGCCACGCCGTCATCGAGCAGCCATTGCAGCGCCTCGCGGGCATAGGACTGCGCGCGGGCCAGCGTCTCCGGGGTTTGCAGCGCCCGATCGAGCAGCCACAGCCGCGAGCCGATGCGGCGCGGCGGCGCGGTGGCATCCTGCGCCGCCGGATCGATCGGCATGTCGCCCCACCAGCCGCGCGGGTCGCTGGAGCCGTCCGGGATCACATCGCCGGGCTGCGCCTGCGCGTCAGTGAACAGGCTGACGGTCACGGCGGTGTAAAGCCCCTGGTCGGCCGCCAGATCGCCGCCGGCGACGGCGAAATCGGCGTAGCCCTGGGCGGGGTTCCAGATCAGCGCGATGTCGGTCATGAGCCTGCCGTGGGCGAAGATACCGGGCCGCTGGGGGCGGTCGGGTGGGTGTGGGTTTGCAGGCCCACCTGATCGGCCCCGCCATAGCCCGCGATGACCGCGCCGGAGACGTGCAGCGCGCCGGTGATCTCGATGATGCCGGAGTTGCGGAACACCATTTGCGTGCCCGCCGCGCCGTTGCGCAGCCCGAATTCGCCGGCGGCGAGGCTGGTGATGGCGTCCACCCCGGCATTGTCGCCGCCGAGCGCCACCATGTGATCGCGCGTGCCCATCACCTGCAGCGCCAGCACATCCGCCCCGGCCAGCGGCCGCGCCGAGTAGCCGGGCGGCAGCAGCAGCTCGACGGTGGCCTTGGTCTCGCCGTCCAGCCCGCTGATTTGCAGGATGGTGCGCGCGCCCACGGCCGCGCCGGTGACTTTCGCGCGGGTGACCATGCTGCGCACGGCGGACGCCAGACGCGCGATCATCAGTGCCCGCCCGCCCCGGTCCAGACCGGGCAATTCGCCGCTTTGCCGCCGCGCTTCTTGCGCAGCCGCACCTGCCCCGGATCGGGCGTGAAGCCTTGCACCGGCCCCACGGTGAGCGTGGTGATGCGCCCCTCGCTGGCCGACAGCCCGAATTCGACGCGCGCGATCAGCAAATCCTGATCCACGCCCAGCGCCGCGCTGGTGACGTTGACCATCTGGTTGACGGTCCACAGCGTGCCGTCCGGCTGCCGCCATCCGGCCACGGTGATGCTGGCGGCGATGGATTTGCCGAACGCCGCCTGCTTCAGCCAGTTGGCGCGCAGTTGCATGCCCGCCTGCGTCAGTTGGCTTTCCGCCAGCACCACGCGCGGGCGGTAGCGCGGCACGTCGCCGTCGTGCGAGGTGGCCTGCATCTGGGTCTGCACCACGCCCGCCGGCACCGCCGCCACGGTGCTGGGCCCACCCGCCCCGCCCCAGGTTTCCGCGCCGCCGACGCCGAGGCTGTGCTGGCCCTTGACGATGTAATCCGAAAACCGGTGGCGGCTGCTGATGGTGGCCGAGGCGCGCTTGATATTCTGCCCCTCGATCAGTTGGCCGGACGCTTGCGCGCCGCCCGCCGTGGTGAGCACCAGGCGGCCCTGTTCATCGTCGGACAGCAGCACGCCGCACAGGCGGCCGAGGCGTTCGAGGAAGGTGAACGCGGTCTCGCAACGCTCGAACTGCGCGTCGGCGAAGGTGGTGCTGGCGGCGTCGGCCAGTTGCACCACGCCGATATTGAACAGCCCGGCGATGCTGCGCGCGATCGCCGCCATGCTGTAGCCGCTGAATTGGCCGGACGGGATATCCGGCGTGCAATCCACCAGGTCCATGGTCTTGCTGCGGCCGGTGATCTCGGTGGCGTGCTCGGTGGGGCCGAGCTTGGGCGCGTAATCGTCCACGTAGCCGGTGAGGATCGGCTGGCCATCGATGGCGATCACGCATTGCGCGAAGGGCAGGATTTGCCAGGGCGTGGCCTGCCCGGTCCAGCGCTCCGACACCTCGAAGTGAAAATCGCTCACGCAGCGGTCGATGCCACGCGACACGCGCAGCGATTTCCAGCCGCTGTAGGCGCGGCCGTTAATGGTGAGCGTCACGATGTCCGGGTGATCGGTCATGCCAGTTCCAGCAGCAGCCCGGCGGCGGTGATGGGCGCGCCGTTGGCGGTCAGCACGTTGGCGGCGAACAGGGCGAAGCTGGCGGCGGCGCCGGGCGCGGTGGCGGCGGGGAACGCGGTGTTGCCGGTGAGCGCGAGGCCGCTCGCGGGCATGAACAGCGGCTGCGGCGTGTCGTTCAGCGCCTCCAGCGTGCCAGCCTGCGTCGGGTCGGCATACAGCCGCTGGGCCAGCGCGAGGCTGGGCAGCGTGTCCGGGGCCACGTAGCTCGCCAGTTGCGGCAGCGATTGCGCGCGGCCGATCAGGTCGGCCATGGCGAGCTGCTGCAAGCCCTGCCACGCCTGATACAGCGAATCGGCGCCCGACGCGGCGGCGGCGGCCAGTTGCGCATCCACCAGCGCCAGCACCTGCGCGCGGGCGGCGGTGGCCGCACTGGCGTACGGCCAGTTGATCGCGGCATACACGCCGATCAGCGCCGCCGTGGCGCTGCCTTGCACCAGCGCCAGCACGCTGGCCTGGGTGGCGGCCTGCGCCGCGCCCACGGGCGTGCCGGTGCCGATCGCGGCCAGCCCGCCGCCGAAACCCGCGAGGCCCGCCAGCCCGCCGCTCGGGTCGCCGGAGGCCGGGGCGGTGAACGGGTCGCCGGTGACGGCATCGGTGGCGGCGGCGCTGGCCTCGCTGGCGGCGATCACGTTGGTGGCCATGCCAAGCGTGGCGGTTTGCACCGCGAGCGCGGTGGCGGGCGAATTGGCGGGCGTGGCGCTGCAGGCCAGAATGGCGTTGCCGAGCCCGAACACGGTGGCGGGCGGCAGGCCCGTCATTGCCGACACCGCCTGCCCCAGCAACAGCGCCGGTGAGGTGACGGCGGTGGCCACCACGGTGTAGGCGGCGGTGATAATCGGCAGCAGGCTGGCGAGGCCGGACAGCAGCGCCGATTGCGTGTCGGCGCTGAACAGCGGCGACGGCTGCGGGCCGTCCACCACGAATTCCAGTTGAAATTCGCAGTAGCCCCAGCGGTCGATGAGCCGTTCCGACCAACTCAGCACGCCCGCGCGCACCGACACCTCGCCGATGGTGGGGTGCACCAGGATGGCGGCGCCGTTGGTCTCGCAGGCGGCGATCAGCGCGTCGCGCGCATCAATGTAATTCACGGCGCCGTCGGCGCTGTCCACCACGAAGGCCGACAGTTTGAAGTGGCGCGGCAGGGCCCCGAGGTCTTCGGTATAGGGCGCGTCGCGCAGCGGGAATTCATGCGTGATCAGCCGCCGCCCGCCGGTGCCGCCGGCGGTGTTCACCACGAACGGCACGCCGCGGAACGAGGCCGGGCGCAGTTGCGCGCGGCTGCCGAGCAGCGATTGCAGCGCGCCGAGCACATTGCCGACGGTGGCGACCGCGCCCGACATCAGTAGGCCGCCGCCAGACCGGCTTGCGAGTAACCCACGTCCACATCCGGCCGTTGCGCGATGCCGGCGGCCGCGCTGCGCACCGTGCTGCCGGGCGGCAGGCCGTTGATGGTGATTTCCGTGCGCACCAGCCCGGTGCCCCCGCCGCCCGCCGGGGCGGAAACGCTGCCGGACGGCCCGTACAGCGACGGCAGCGGCCCGCCTCCGGACGGCGCGGGCATCGCCCCCGCCCCGCCGCCGTCGATGCCCAACTGGCGGCCCAGCCACCCGTTTTGCACGAACCCGGCGGCGTCCTGAATGCGCTGCACGATGGGCTGAATATAGGCCCAGGCGTCGGCGAAGCTGGCCTTCACGCCCGCCCACAGATCGATAAAGAACGCCTTCACCGCGTCCCAGTGCTGATACAACTCGTACGCGGCGATGCCGAGCACGCCCACCACGGCCAGGATCGGGTTCGCCCACATCAGCGCCGACAACTGCACCAGCGCGCGGCCGAAGGTGGCGAAGATGCCGATCGCGGCCGCCACGCCCGACAGCAGCGGGCTGCCCAGCGCCAGCGTGACCGCGCCGATCACGGTGCCGATGCCGCCCAGATGCTGGCCCATCGTCACCATCTCGCGCACCCAGTCGCTGGCGGCCTCCAGCACCTCGCGGAACGGGATTTTGCCGAGCCACTCGGCCAATTGCTGAACCTTCACGGTAATGCCGGTGGCGATCCAGTCGCGGTTTTTCGCGACCCATTCGGTGGCCATGTCGATGATCGGCCGCAGCACCGGGGCCAGTTTCGCGCCGATTTCGTTGGCGAAGCCCGACACCGCGACGCCGAGCGCCAGCATGCTGCGGTGGTAGCCTTCAAGGTTTTTCTTGTCATCTTCGGTAAATGGATAGCGTAATTCGTCGCTTTGCTTAGCGAATTCTTGAAGTTCTTCTTTGCCCGCCATCAGGATGGGCAGCATTTCCGCGCCTGCCTTGCCGAACAGCGCCACCGCCATGCGGGCGCGCATCGCCGGGTCGCTGGTTTTGCTGAACGCCTCCGCCAGTTCCGGCATCACCTGCGCCGCGCTCACCATGTGGCCGTTGGCGTCGCGCAGCTCGATGCCCAGATGCTCGAACAGCGCCAGCGCGTTCTTGTTCTTCCCGGCGGCGGAGTCGCCGATCACCCGGTTCAGTTTGAACATGCTGGCGCCCATCGACTCGACGGATACGTCGGTCATTTTCGCGGCGAAGGACAGTTGCGCGAATTCCTTGCCGGTGAGGCCCGCGCTGATGGCGGCCTTGTTCATTTCCGAGAAGGAGTCGCTCACCTTCTCCACCATCTCGAACAGGCCCACCAGCCCGGCCCCGGCGCCGAGGCCCGCCAGCGCCGGCAGAAACTCGGTCACGCCATGGCCGATTTCGCCGACGCTGGCGCTGATGGCGCCGAGATGGCCGCGGAACAGATGCGCGTGCGCCGCCAGCGCCAGCCACACGCGCGGGTGGGCGGCGTGTTCGATCTGGTGGCCGGCGTGCTCGGCGGAATGGCCCGCCTTCTTGATCGCCTCGCCCGCCCCGTGCGCCGCATGCTCGGCCTTGTGGCCGCCATGCTCGGCCTCGCCGAACGCGGCCTCCATGGCGTGGCCCATGCCCTTGGCGTGCGCGCCGATCGCCTGCGCCATGCGGCCGAGCAGCCCGGCGCTGGCCATCACCTTGCCGATCGGCCCCGAAGCTTCATCGACGGCTTTGATTGTGGCGTCGAATACTTGGTGGCCGTCCGCCATTAGTCGCGATGCTCCAATTTATGCAGGCGTTCTGCTTGGGCGAGGTATTGCCGCAATTGCGCCGGGCTGAGCGTCATCACGTGGCCGATGTCGCGCCAGAAGCGCGCGGCATCGAAATAGCGGTCCATCAGTCGCTGGCTGCCGCCCCAGTGCCCAAAAAACCGGCGACCGTGAGGGCGCACGTGTTCCAGTCCCGCGCTGCCATGTCGCGCACCGTGGTTTCCGGCACGCCCGCCAGCCGGGCGATGAGTTTCGTCATCGCCCGCGCGTCGATTTCGGTTTTGCCCTTGTCGTCGAATTTGGTGGGGTAGCCGGCCTCGGTCAGATCGCCGCCGGTGGGCTCGCGCAACGTGACGCTGCCGATCCGCTCCGTCAGCGCCTGCACCGGCTTGGACAGCTTCACCACAGTCCCGTTGATGCTATCGGTCACGACGCGAGCACCTCGGTGCAATAGCTGCCGGTGAATTTCAGGCCGCTGATCTTGCCTTCATGCACCTTGATGCTGGGGTCTTCGATCTGCGTGGCGTCGGCGATCAGGTAGCTTTTGCCGTTGTTCAGCGCCACTTGCATGGTGGTGGACACCAGACCCTTCAGCCCGGCCACCGAGACGGTGGGGCCGTCGATGCCCTCGAATTCCACCTCCGGCTGTTCCCATTTGGTGGTGTAGCCCGCCATGCCGTCGGATTTCATCACCGGGGCGCGAGTGATGCCGCCCACCTTGATGGTGATTTCCGCGCTGACTTCGTAGGTGGCGCCGCCGATGAAGATGCTGGCGACGCCACCGCGTTCGATCATTGCCATCTGCCGAAATCCTTATGCCGCGACGCCGGCGGCGGCCTGGAGGTGGAATTGCGTGAGCACGGCGAACACGCGCAGGCCGTTCACGTAGTACGGGTCGAACAGCACATCGATGCGGCTCGGGTCGACCGCGTCGAGCTGCACCAGCAGCCCGGCGGCGAACAGGTCGCTGCGCTGCACCAGGTTCTGCGCTTGCAGCAACTGATACTGCGCGATCAGCAGCCCCTTGATGATGTTCGGCGTCACGATCACCGGGCTGGAGCCCGCCGGCGTGGCGGCCAGGGCGGTGCCGTTGCTGGCCAGCAGCGCGCGCGGCAATTGCTGGGTGATGGCGGCGCGCAGGGCGCGGATGACGGCCATGCACAGGAACAGCGTCTCGGTGTCCAGATAGCTCTGATCCGGCGCGCCATACTTGTTCGTCTGGTACGTGGTGACCGCGCGCACCACCTCGGTGCCGCCCGCCGGACCACGCCGGGCCAGCGCGATGCCCACGCTGAGCAGCGCCTGCTGATTGGCGAAGCCTATATCGAAGCCCACCTGCTCCGGCAGCACGCCCGCGATGGTGAGCGTTTGCAGCGGCCGGTTGGGCTGGATTTTGATGCTGGGCGCGATCGCGCCGAGGAACGCCGCCGCCCACACCCACGCGCTGGTGAACGAATTGCTGTTCACGCCGAGCACGGTCAGATGCTGATCGTTCAACGTGCCGCCCAGCGTCTGCAGGTTCGCCACGGTGTCGCGCTTGGCGCTGAAGCAATGGCCATACACCTGCGCCGCGTAGCTCCAGCGGCCGGTGGCGTCGCTGAGCAGCGCGCTGGTGTAGCCCAGTGCCGTGGCGTTGCTGTACGGGTTGAGGATGAAGTCGAACCCGGCGGCGCCCACCCAGGTGGCGATGCTGGCGAGGCTCGGGTCCGTCGCGCCGGACGCCATCTGGGTGATGGTGATGGTCACGCCGGCCGGGGTGGATTGCCCGCCGCGCGCGCCGAGATAGTTCAGCCCGATCGGGATGTCGTTGCCCAGCGTGCCCTTGTTCAACGCCGTCAGCGTGACGGTGCTGGTGGACACGCTGGCCGACACCGGCAGGCCGTATTGCGCGTTGATGGCGGCCGCGATGGCGGTGGCGATGGCGGTGCTGGCCTGGCCGGAGGTGACGCCGACCTGCACCAGCGCATTTGCAGCCCCGCTGTTGGTGGGGCCGCCGCCGATATACAAAAACAGCGTGCCATTGGCCGTCGCCGGGCCGCCCACCACGATGGTGCCGGTGGCCGCCGTGCTGCCGCCGGCATCCGGCAGCGCCAGCGCCCAGATTTCGCCCACCGTATCGTTGGCGCGGTAGGCGGCGATTTCGTTGGCGATCTGCGAGCCCGCGCCGTAGGCGTTTTGCGCCCAGGCGACGGAGGGAATATAGGTCGGCACCGGCGTGCTGGGCACCGTGGCGGTGGCCTGCCCGATGATCAGCGCGCGCTGCACCGGCTGGGAGACGCCCGCCTGCGTATTGTCGAATTCCGCGTAGAACAGCGGCACGCGGACATTCGGCGGAATGTAGTTAAAGGCAATATTGCCGGACATTTCGGGCGCGCCTTATGTGGTGGAAACGGGAGCGGACAGGTTCAGTGTTTGGGTGCCGAGCGGCGGCGTGCTGGCCATGCTGACCAGCCGCAACCGCTGATTGGTGCTGCGCGGCAAATAGATTTCTTTCCACGTGCAGTCGATTTGCATCCGCGCGTCGCCCAGCACCACGGCGTCGCGGTATTTCAGGCTGCGCGTGGTGCGCACGCTGGCGACGTTGGCCGACAGCGCCAGCCACGCCGGATCGCTGAACAGGCAGTCCTTCACCTGGGCGATCATGGCATCCAGATCGGCCACCGCGTCGGCGCGCAGCGCCCGCTCGGCCAGCATCTGCACCACCAGCGTGGCGGTGACATCGAACGCCGGCGCGGTGCCGCCCTTGCTGGCCGACTCGCCACTATCGTCGGCGAACACGATGATGCGCGGCATATCCAGGCTCTGCACCGGGTCCACCCGCTCGGACTCCACCGGCACCGCCTTGCCCGCCGCCCACACGCCATAGGCCAGCAGCGAGGCCACCGCGCCCTCGCGCAGCTTGGCGGTTTGGTCTTGGGCGGGCAGGCCAACGGGCGCGGCGGCGGCATCGGAGACCGCGGCGCCGCTGACGGGGGCGAAGCCGATCATGCCGCAGCGCCGACGCCCATGCCGGTCAGCAGCGGCATCAGGGCCGCCGCCAGCACGGCGTGGCCGACATCGTTGGCGTGGATGCCGTCGGTGCTGTTGGCGGGCAGGAAGGTGCCGGTGGCGTCGGCCAGCAGGTCCATCGCCTTCAGCACCGCCGAACTGTAGCCGGAGCCCTGGTTGTAGATGCCGGTGGCGGCCTCGCTGCCCGTCAGCATGCTGTCGCTGTTGCCGATTTGCAGATAGCTGCCGCCCACCAGCGAGCGCGCGTTGCTGAGCGTGGCGGCGGTGCTGTTGGCGGTGATGGCGATGGTGTCGCCGGCGACGATGCCGGTGCCCGACACGTTGTAAGTGCCGCTGATCGCCGCCGCGTCGGTGAGGGTGACCGAGGTGCTGTTGGTGGTGCTGGACGCCACCAGCAGCCGCCCCAGCGCCAGGATGGTGCCTGCGGGGATGCTGAGCGGCACGCCCAGCGCCAGCGCATTGCTGCCCCAGTTGCCGATGGCGGTGGTGCCCGGCGGCACCGAGGCGTTGTTGACCGATTGCACCGGGTAGGAATTGGTGCCGTTCAGCCACAGCGCCTGCGGATAATCGGCCAGCGTGACACTGGCGCTGTTGACGGTGGCGGCGGCGGTCTGCACCAGCCCCACCTCGGCCGACTGGCGCGGCAATTCGTCGACGATGATGAAATTGCCCAGCCAGCCGCGCCACACGCCATCGGCCACCGCCATCGCCTGCGACAGATACAGCCCGTCCGGCTGGTCGTTGGTGTTGTGGGTGTAGCCCTGCAGCACCGTCACGGCGGGTTTGACCACCTGCGCCGGGTTCCACAGTTGCGGCAGGAAGGTGCTGGGCAGCGTGCCGCCGGTGGCGGCGTTCCACACGCTGACAGGCCGCTGCGGCGTGCTGAGCTGCGCGGCGGCGAGGCGGACGAAATTGGCGTTCAGGCTGCCGGTGGTGTCGCCGCAGATATGGCTGTCGCCGCCTTCCATGATCACCCAGCCGCGCGAGGCCGTCAGCACCCGCGCGCCGTAGACCGGGCACACGTAATTCTGCGACACGCCGCCGGCGGAATTGCTGAGCGTGCTGGGGAAATTGACGCCGTCGTTGCCGTTGCCGCCCTGGTAGGACTGCCACAGCGGCAGACCCAGCGCGGCCTCCGAGGTGACCCAGTTATAGCCGGGCACCCACGCGTTGATGTTGGTGCCGCCGGACACGTTGAATCGCGCCGTCACCAGGAATTTGCCGGTGGTGGACGGGAACGGCAGCACCGCCCCGGTGCTGCCCGCGTTGGTGGTGGCGGTGACGCTGAAGGTGATCAGGTCGCCCACGGCGGCGCTGCTGGGCTTGCTCAGGCGCACGCTGCCGCTGGCGGCCAGCACCTCCCACACGATGGCCCCGGCGGCGATGTTCGGGCCGCTGACGGCCTGCCCCTGCTGCAGATTGGCGGTGCTGGCCACCGCGAGCACATAGCCGCTGGCCAGCGCCGCCGTGGCGAAGGTGGCCTGACCGAACGTGACGGCGGTTTGGCTCGCCACCTGCGCCGAGGGCGTGGCCGACAGCGTGACGCTGTTGGCCGTCACGCTCAGCACGGTGGCCCCGGCGGGCACGTTCGCGCCGCTGGCGGCCATGCCGGGCAGGATCGGCCCATCGATCCGGCGGAAGCCCTGGAACGGCACGAAATCCGACCAGATCAGTTGATGTTCCGGCGCGTTGGTGCAGGCGGGCACCGTGGCCGACAGCGTCAACTGTTCCCAGGCGAAGAAAATCACCTGTCCGGCGGTGATGTTTCCGGCGATATTGCCCGTGAGGGTGATGTTATTGCCGGAAATGCTCTGGATTTTGGTGCCAGGCGTGATGTTGCCCAGATTGTCGCTGGCATACATGCCGGTTTGCAGCAGCCGCTTGCCCAGGCTGCCCTCGGTGTCCGGTTCCTGCGCGTTGGACAGCGCCAGCACCGCCTGGCCGGAGGCCGTGGTGGCCGCGATCACCGAAACCACCAGCGGCCCCTGGTTGCCGCCCGCGAACGCGCCGATGCCGGGATAGGGGTTGCTGCCCGCGCCCGCGTTGTTGAACGTGACCGGCTGCAGCGCCGTCACCGCCGCGCCGCTTTCATCGTACGGCGTCACGCCCGGGGTGACGCCCGCGCCATACTGGCTGCTGGGGGCCACCACGCCCTGCTGCACCGTCCATGTCCACGATGCGGTGGAATTGGCGAAGGCGAATTGAATGCCGAGCGGCAGCGCCTCGAATTCCGCCGTCCAGATGTAGGTATGCGAGGCTTTGGCATAGGTGCTGCCGTAGCCGCTGGCGCTGATCGACAGTCCGTTGCCCCACGGCTTCCACACCGCCCACGGCGCCGGCCGCGCGGCCAGACAGGCGGTGGTGAGGCCCGCGATGTCGCCGGTGGCCAGCGCCACCGCGCCGCCACGGCCCGCCACGCTGGTGGGCAGCGCGTTCAGGAACGCCGCCGGCACGTCGCTGCGGATGGTGCTGGTGCCGGTGAGCACGATCGCCGCGCCGCCGTTGCTGCTGGCGATGATGCCGGTGCGCGGGATGCTGGCGCTGCCGCCCGACACCGTCACCGGTGCCAAGCCAAGTTCCCAGCTATAGCCGTCGCCGGAGCGGATGTAATAATAGGCGCTGCTGCCGCTGGGCACCGAAGACCAATTCACGAACCCCGGCAGCGCGGTGCCGGTGCACAGCACCGGGCCGGTGCCTTGCGTGAGCGTGGTTTCCTGCACCAGATCGTAGAACGGGCCAGCCATTGCGGAAATTCCTAGCTGGCGACGGGAACGGGCGGCAGCGGGGCCACGCCGGCCTGCGCATCGTTGGCGTAGCGCATCCGCACCCGGCAGCCGCCGACGCCGTCGGGCAGCACCTGGGTGGCCACGTAGGCCACGCCGCGCACGGTGAACGCGTCGGCCTGCTTCGGCACGCCGGTCATTTGCGACAGGCGCAGCGACAGCAGCGGCACGGTTTCCACCACTTCCACGCCATCCTCGAAATTCGTCTCGGTGGCGTTGTCCCAGAACACGGCCGGAACCGTTTGCGCGGCCCCGCCGGCGGGCGTCCAGGTGACGAATTCGCCGAACGCGCCCATGCCGGCCGCGATGACATCGTCGAAATCGATCACGCCGGGTCCGCCTCGCGGACAGACCCGGCGGCGATCAGCTCGGCCGCGTGCGCGGCCGGCAGGCTCAGCGTCTCGCCTTCGCCGAAGGCGTGATCGCCGAGGTGCAGCGTCCGGCCCGGCAGGACCGTGACGCGCACCGTTGCCTCGGCCGCCATTAGGCGACCTTCGCGGACATCAGCGCATTCACGCGGCTCGGCACGATCAGCGGGCTGCTTTGCATCAGCAGATGCCGCCGGCTGGGGTTTTTCTCCACCCAGGTTTTCGGCGCGTACGCCATCGGTGCATACGCGAAATCCTCGTCGTAGATGCAGCCGAACGCCCGCACGCCTTCCAGCGCGCGGCTGCCCATCAGAATGTAGTTGGGCGGCAGCATCGGCGCTTCGTAGGCGAGCGTGACGCCGGTGGAGGCCGCCGTGGTGGCGATCGACAGGGTGGCGGTGGTGCCGGACACGGTGACGGTGGTGCCCGCCGCGATGCCGTTGGCGCTGCCGTTCGGGTTGGTGGTGGCCAGCGTGCTGCCGGTGACCATGGTGGAACCGGCCGGGATGGTGATGGTGGTGGCGCTGGAGGCCCAGCTTACGTTCGTCACCTGGTCGACATACCAGTCGTTGTAGACCCACAGATTGTAGCCGCCCCAGGTGCCCTTGTAGACCGCGCCTTGCACCGGCGGCGTGCCGCCGAATTCGATCTTGCTGTCGCCCGAGCGGCTGTACCAGACGCTCTGCTGCACCCGGTTGTCGATCAGGAACAGGTTATAGGCGGTGGTGCTGAACACGATATCGGTCGGCGCGCGGCCGCCCTTTTGCAGCACGAGCTGCGACCACACCTCGATGTTCTGCGACGGCGTGGTGTAGATGCCGGTGGGCGCGGTGAGCCACGGGTTGTTGGTGCCGGCGCCGGACGAGATGTCCACCGTTAGCAGCGGGTCGCGGTTGAAGTTCAGCACGCTGGTTTCCACGCCGTCGCCGGCGACGGTGTATTGCGCGAACGCGCACGCCTGGGCCGCCATCCACTCGATGCGGCGATCGATCATCTGCACCTGATCCGTCATCTCGAACGCCAGATTGATCTGGATGCGTTCCTCCGGCGTCAGGTTGCCGCCGATCCGCTCGCCGATCGCGCGCAGCACCGGCTTGCGGAAGTCCGGGGTGCGCAGGTCTTTGATGTAGGGCGGGCGGAACGTGTTGGTCTGGATTTTCCGGCCCTCGACCGGCTTGCCTTCCACCAGCGGCGAGACGAACGGCGACATGCGGCGCAGGCCGACATCGACATCGATGCTGACGAATTCGTTGTTGCTCTCAACCACGTTCGGGAAGAACAGGTCGGTGAGGAACTGCGACGGCGCTTTGAGGTTTTGCACCACGTGCACCAGCACGTTGGTGTCGAAAATTGCGTCGATAGTGGCCATGGCTTAGCGGCACCTTGTGCTGGCGAGGCGGCCCCGCCGCGCGATGGCGGCGGGGATGGCTCACGCGATTACGGGGATTGCGTCAGAGGATCGAGTTGATGACCGCGCCGGTCTTCAAGTACAGCGGGCTGCCCGCCTGCCGCAGCGCGGCTTTCGCACCCTGCGCGGTGATGCCGGTGCCGAACGTGATGTAGTTGGTGTCGAATTCGCCAACCACGTAAGCGGGCGCGTTGGTGTTGGCGTTGAAGCCGGTGGCGCTGGCGTCGCAATCCTCGGCCAAAATCAGCCAGTTGCCGGGCATCTGCGAACCGTCGGTCGCGGTGCCGGTGGCCAGCACATACAGGCCGCTGCCGGAACCCGCGATGGGTTCCACCACCACGTTGAAACCGTCGTTGGTGGCGATGCCGCTGCCGGTGGTGACCGTGAGGTTCACCTGCGAGCTGGTGAACGCGCTGCCCACGGTGCCGGTGCCCACCAGTTCGCCGGTCGGGTCCAGCACGTTGAACGCGGTGGTGCTGGTGAGGTTGACGCGATAGGTGCCCAGCTTCACCTGGGTGCCCACCGACACGGTGCCGATGGTTTCAGCACCGGCGTTCGCCCCGCCGCCCACCGCCTGCGCCGCCGTGGTGAAGCCATATTCGCTGGCGGTTTGCTGGCCGATCAGCGCGCCGCGCACCAATTTCTGGCCGCTGGCGATGGTGACGCTGTCGGTGACGATGTCGTGATTGCCCGCGATCAGTTGATCGGGGATGTAGACGGTGTTGGTGAGCGACGGATCGAGATTGAAGGCGGCCACGGCCTATACTCCTGGGGTCTGAGTGATACGGGCCGTGGCCCGCGCGAATACTTCCGAATTACCGGACGACGATGCCTTTGGCTTTGTTCGCCGCCGCGATCACGCCAGCCGCGAGCGCTTCCGCCGAGCTGCCGCCGCTGCCGGAGGCGGGCGCGTCCGGCCCGATCGCCGGGGTTTTCGGCATGCGCTCGGCGAGGCGCGGCGGTTTCGGCGCGGTGCCGGCCGCGCCGCTGGTGCGCAGCACGGCCAGCGCCTGGGACCGGTTGAGCGAGGTGTTGAACGCCAGTTGCGCGGCCATGGCCGGGTTGGCGGCGGCCGCCGGGTCCGCGAAGATGGCGGCGCAGCGGGCGCGTTCGCGCAGACGCGGCGCGCGGGCGGACGCCTTCTTGCTCATCTCGTCTTCGTCGCTGTCGTCGTCGCCTTCTTCGTCTTCGTCGTCGTCGCCGTCCGCGTCCGGGTCTTCTTCGGACTTCTTGGCGGTGCTGGCCTTCTTGGCCTTCTTGCCCTTTTTCGACTTCTTCAGGTCGCCCTCGCCCTCGTCCGAGTCGTCATCGTCGCCGGGGCCGTCTTCGTCGGCGCCCTGGTCGTGCGGGCCGGTTTCCATGTCTTCGTCGGCCGCCTTCTTGGTGCCGGGGGTGACGGCGGCGGGCACAGCCATTCCCACGAGGTGGGCAAAGCTGGTGGACCCGAGCAAACGGGGTTTCAGCGACATCGATGTCTCCGTGGGGTTAGAGCGAGGCCAGCAGCGTGGCGAAGGCGTCGGCCGGGGCCATGACGGCATCGGCGAACCCGACATCCTTGCTGGCCTGGCCGAGGTAACAGGCGGCTTGGGTGGCTTTGACGGCCGCCGCCGTCATGTTGCGGTTGCGGGCCACCAGCTCGACGAACATATCGCCCATCGTGTCGGTGTCGGCCTGCATGGCGGCGAGCGCGTCGGCCGACAGCGGCAATTCCGGGCGGCTATCGGCCTTGCGGGCGCCGTAGGTAATCACCGTCACCGCGATGCCCGCCTTGGACAGCGCCTGCGACAGATCGGTGTGCAGCATGATCACGCCCACCGAGCCGGTGCCGCCGGTGCGCGGCACGGTGATGACATCGGCAGCGCTGGCGATGGCGTAGGCGGCGCTGAACGCGCATTCGTTCAAGATGGCCCACACCGGCTTGGTGCCGCGCGCGCGGTAGATCAGATCCACGAAGTCGAAACAGCCCGCCACTTCGCCGCCGGGGCTATCAATATCCAGCACGATGGCGCGGGTGCCGGGGTCGGTGACGGCGTGCATGAAGCATTGCGACAGGCCGTCGTAGCCGGTCAGCCCGCTTTCCGGATGCACCGAGCCGAGCCGGTGCACCAGCGTGCCCTCGATCGGGATGATCGCCACATCCTGCTCAACTTCGTACGCCTGCTTCTCGATGGTGCCGCCCCAGCCATCGCTGGTGCGGGTTTTCAGCGGCACTGCACCGGAGTCGGCGCGGAACAGATGCGCCACCCCGAACCGGTCGGCCAGCGCCGCCATCACAATTTCCGCCTTGTCGGGCGTGATCGCCAGCGGGCGGTTGAACAGGCGCTGTGCGAGGTGCGGGAGGCGGTGAGCGGTCATTGTGCCTGCGGCTTTTCCGGTTTCTGCGCCACGTCGGTGGCGCTGCCGCCTTCGCCCCCATTTTCGCCAAGGTCCTGGCCGAACCAGCGCGGCTCCGGCAGGTCGAGTTCCTTGAAGCGGGCGCGCTCGATGGCGCGTTGCGCGACCACTTTCTTCCAGTTCAGCCCTTGCTCGGCGCATTCTTGCTTCAGCGTGGACAGCCCGGCGTCCATGCGCAGCACGGCGGCTTGCGCTTCCTTCACCGGATCGATCCAGCCGCGCGGCGGGCCCATCCAGCGGCAGGCGGCGTAGGCCCCGCGCGCCTCGGCGAAGTCCGGCGCGGTGGCGGGCAGCGGCAATTCGCCGCGGTCCATGGCTTCTTCCAGGAACGCGGCATAGACCGGGCTGCAAAACCCCTTGCCGAAATCCCGCAAGCGGCGTTCGCGGGTCTTCCAGCTTTCCAGCAGCGCCGCGCGGGCGCTGGAGTAATTCACCTTGCTCCAGTCTTGCGAAAGCTGTTCGGCGGTCATGCCGAGGGCGGCGGCCATGTTGCGCAGCACCGCGCTTTCGAACGTGGCGTAGCCGCTGGACGGGCGCTTGCTGTCCACCGCGACGATCTTCTCGCCGGGGCGCAGCACCGGCAGGCGGCCGTCGCCCACTTTCAGCCGCGAATCGGTCAGCGGGGCCGGGTCGGGCGTGACGTTGTCGGTGGTGTCCAGCGCGTCTTGAATGGAATTCACGTCGCCGCTGCTTTCCACGTAGGCGGCGAACACGCTGTTCACCACGGCGGCTTGCAGCTCGGCGGCGTCGAAGCTGGACAGCATTTTCATGCGCGCGAGGATCGGCAGGAAAATGCCGCCCGCGCCGCGATGCTGGGCCGGGCGGTCGCTGTCGAAATCATGCACCACGATCGGGCGGCCGAAATCGGTTTCGCGCTCGATGCGGTCCCAGATCACGGATTTCGCGGCCTGGAACCAGTCGCCCTGGTGCGCGCGGCGAATGTGGTAGGCGACGGCCGCGCCGTAGCGGTCGATTTCTACGCCGTTGCGCCGGGTGGCGGTGTCGATGCCGAGTTGCGGGTTGGACAGCCGGTCGGCATCCACCAGTTGCAGCGCGGTGGCGTAGCCGGCGCGGCCGTAGCCCATGCGCTCCGGCAGCCACAGCAGCACCGCCAGCGCGTCGCCATCCACCAGTTTTTGCCGGAACGCGAGGCGGAATAGCTGCGGGATGGTGTAGCGGCGGCCGCCGTCGTTGTAGCGGCCGGGGTCTTCGGCCCAGTTCTGCCACAGGGCGGAGGCGGCGGCGGCGAATTCGTCGGCCCACACATGGTCGCAGGCGGGCGACAGCAGCGACAGATAGCCCCAGTTCGGTTCCGGCTCGGGATACAGATCGCCGCCGACGGCGCTGTCGAGAATGCGGGTGACGGCGCCGCTGGCCCAGCCGTCGTTGCGCACCAGATCGCGGATGCGGCTGACGACGATGTCGCGGGTGAAGTTGTTCTCAACGTCCGGGCTGCCCAGCCAGGCGTTCCAGCTTGCCGTCTCCGGCGCGGTGTAGCTGGCGGCGTCCCACGAGGTGTTGCCGTCGCCGCGAATGGCACCCACGCGGCGCTTCGGCGCGGGCGCCAGCGCCTTGCGGGGCGCGGCGGGCAGTGCCACGCCGTGCATGTCCACCAGCGCCATCAGAAACGCACCCCGATGGCGCGGCGGGCGCGGTAGCCAAGCTGGGTTTGCAGATCCTCGATGTATTTCCGCAACTCGCCGATGCTGCTGCGGTTGTAGGTGACGGACCGTTGGCCGTTGCCCTCGCCGTAGGACACTTGCTGGGTTTGCGACCCGCGCAGCAACTGATCCAGGGCCGTTTGCGCGGCGCTCAGGTTCGCTTGCAGGGTGGCCGGGGCGATGCCCGGCGGGGTGACGTAGCCGGGCATCAGGCGAGCCTGCGGCCCATACGCTGGGCCGCCGGGTTGAATTTGGCTGGGCGCACGGCGGCGGGCGGCGTCAGCGCCTGCACCAGCTTTACCAGCGTGCCGGCGGGCGTGGTGGGCTTGGCCACTGAGCTGGACACATCCCACGCCGCCGCCCAGGCCGGCGGGGCGTTCCAGTTGATGCGCGACAGGCCGTGCAGATGGGCGATCACATGCGTTCCGATCATGAGGTCGAGCGCCTCGTTGGCGCGGCCGATTTTTTCCCAGGCCCCGTTCGGGCGGCGGCGCTCGGCCGTGAGTTGCTCGAACCAGGCGTGCGGCGGCTGCGGGCTGCGCAACGCGGCGGGCAAATGCACGAAGCCCTTGCCGGGCAGGCCGGTGGCCAGTTGGCCCGCCAGACTGTCCTTGAACTGGTTGGCATTGAACGCGCCGAGCGGCACTTCGCCGCGCAGCGCGGTCTTGCGGTCCTTGCGGGCGGTGTCCGGGTAGTTCACCTGCAAGCGCGGCGCGTTGGGCGTGCTGCTGCCCTTGGTGGGCAGCAGCGTCCACACGTCGCGCCCGCCTACCACGCCCAGGCGGCGGGCCCGCCCGGCGGCGCGCAGGCGCTTCCAGACGGCGTAGGCTTGCTCGGTGACGCCCGGCGCGCCGCCGGAGTCGTAACCCACGCCGCGCACCCGCATCACGCGGCCGGTGGCGTCATCGAGCGGATACTCGGCATCGAGCGCCGCGCGAATCGCGGCGTCCCAATCGGCCGGGCTGGTGGCGGTCTCGGCCTCGATGCGGCGGAAATCCACCACCCAGCTTTCGCCGTGCTCGCCCCAGCCGCGCACCAGCAATTCGAAGCGGTTGGCCTGCACGTCGAGAAACGCCGTGAGGAAGCGCACGCCGCGCGGCACCAGGCCGAGCGGGGTATCCTCGGCGCGCTCGGCCAGCGTGGCCGCGTCGATGCTGCCGATGTTGCGGCGCGGCGCGGGCGGGATGCCCCAGCGTTTCGCCATCACATCGCGCACCGGCTTGTCGCTGCCCTCGGCCTCGGCCTGTTTCTCCGCGCCCACCAGCGCGCGGGCCAGCGCGCCGATGCCGCCCAGGATGAACGGCGACATCACGCCGACAATCCAGAAGCCAGCGGTGGAACGCGGCAGCAGCGCGCCGGAGATCTCGCCGTCCTCACCGATGGTTTGGCCCAGGCCCACCCAGCGGCCTTCCAGGTTCATCGCCCGCCGCCACTTGTCCTCGATCGGCGAGGCGCAGAGCGGGCAGATCAGCCGGGCCGCCTCGGCCACCTCATCCAGCGGCGCGGCCTCGGGGTAGTGCAGCGGCATGAAGCGGGCCGCCGTGGGGTTCGGGCTGGAGAACCCGTTGCAGTGCGGGCAGGGCCACCACCAGGTGCGGCGGTCGCTGTCGGCATACAGGCGCATGATGCCGCGCGTCCATGCGCGGGGGTCGGTGCCCTCGGCCCGGTCGGGGTGCGACAGGGCCAGGATCATCGATTCCGGGCCGAAACTCTGGCGGCGGATGTCGGCGAGGTCGTAGGCGTCGCCGTCGCGCTCCGAACAGGCGTCGTATTCGTCGACCACGATGCGCCCGGCCGATTTGCCGACCAGGTTCTGATAGGTGGCGGCCAGGAATTCCGCCCACATCGGGCCGAAGCGCTTGAAGTGCAACGAGCGATCGACCGGCATGGTGCCCAGGCGGCGGTGCAGCGGCTCGTGCAGTTCGATCATCGGATTGATGACGCGCTTGACGTAGCTTTCCAGCGCGTCATCGGTGGGTTCGTACCACAGCATGTCGGCCGGGTCCGCGTCCGCCGATTGCAGCAGCCAGTTCTCGGCGATCGCGGTCTTGCCGGAGCGGCCGGGGCCGGCCACCGCCACCGTGGTGTGGGCGCGGCTGGTGAGGGCCAGCATCGGTTCGCGCAGATAGGGCGCTTCGTCGTGGCTCCAGCGGCCGACATAGCCGCCGCCGCGATTGTCGAGCCAGCGGTGGGCGGCGGCGTGGTCGGCGACGGTGACGGCGTTCGGCGGCAGGTAGGCATCGAGCGCCGCGGCCAGCAGGGCCAGCGGGTCGGCGAACGGCGCCGGGTTATCCAGCGGCGGCATGGTCCGCACCATGTTCGCCGCCGAGCTGCGCGCGCAGGGCGGCGACGGTGGCGCGCTGCTGGTCGGCCAGACGCTTCTCCAGGCTCGCCGTCATCGCCGGCGGCCAGTTATGCTCGCGGGCGATCTGGCGCAGGAAGGCGTGGGAGTCGCGCGAGATGCGGCCGAGCACGCTGGAGATGGCGGAGCGCATCGCCTCGGCCGGCACCAGTTTCTTGGCGGCTTCGGCTTCCTCGCGTTGCATCTTGCGCAGCTTCCAGGCTTCGATTTCGTCTTTGGTGCTGGAGGCTTTCGGCGGCGGCTCGGCGCCCGGCAGGTCGAACGGCAGGCGAAGTTGCGCGAGCTGTTCGTCGGCGGCGGATTTGGCAGCGGTTTGCTCGGCCTGTTTGGTGCGCAGGAAGTCCGCCACGGCGGCGGCGTCGAACTGGTAGTCGCGGCCGTTGGTGCCGGTTTGCAACACCGGAAACTCCGGCCCGTAGCGCAGCATCCACCGCCCCAGCGTCGGCAACGAAACGCCGAGCCAGTGAGCCAGCGCAGCCTTGTTGACAGGGGCGGCCATGGGTCGGAAAGCAACACCAACAACAACACAACGCGTTGACAAGATTACACAAAAACCCCACCCAAAAACGGCGCAAAATGCCCGTGGTTGGGGGTGGGGGTGGGAAGGACCCGTTAGCGGGCCGTGGCGGCGGCCTCGACGAGGCGGCGGCGGAAGGCGGCGGGCCAGGTGGCGGCGGCGGACTCGGTGAGGCGCGCGCGGTAGTGCATGCGGGGGCGGTAGTGGGTCTCGCTGCCGAAGGCGATGAGCTGCGCGAGCCGGTGCCCCGGCAGGCGCTGATAGAACCCGCCGGTCAGCTTCCCGTGGCCCGCGCGCGGCACGTAGAACACGCCGCGATCACCACGCTTCACCGCATCGCTGCGGCGTTGCTTGCGCTTGGAGCGGGCCGCCTGACGCTCCTGACGCGCCGCCTCGGCTTGCGCCGCCAGCTTCGCCACCGTGCCCTTGGGCGTGCCGCCGAAGCGATCCAGCAGCAGGCCGCGCCCCGGCAGCACGATCGCGCCACCCGGGCGGAGCGTGTTCTCATCCGACGTTCGCGTGCCGCCGATTTCCTCGTGCAGCAGATATTTGGCCTGGATGTCGCGCACCGTGACAGTGGCGGTCAGATGCCCAGGCTGGGCGGCCAGCGACAGCGGCGCGACAACAGCCCGGCTGGTGAACGGCGTCGGCCGGTCGAACGTGCTGCCCTCGGTGGCATTCACGTGCGCCTGCGCCGTGCGCGCCACATCGTTCAACGCGCGCGCCGCGGCGTACGGGATCTGCTGACGCGCCACATGCAGCAACGCGCGCTCCATGCGGCTGAACCCGGTGGCATCGATGCGCACGGCGATCACGAATTGGCTTCCTTCACCGCGTGGCGCGGCAGCGAGATTTCCGTCTGCCGTCCGAAGACCGACAGAAGCACCCGCACGCGGTCGCCCGCCGCCCAGGTGCACAACCCCTCGAAATCGGCGAACGGGCCGCTGGCGACGCGCAGCGCCTCGCCCACGAGGCCGAACGGGCGCGCCCGCTCATCGATCACCCCGTCGCCCGCCCGCCCCCGCGCCTGCAGCGCCTCGACGGCGCCGACGGGCAGCGGCAGCGGATGTTCCGGCGAGGCGGAGAACAGGCGGGTGACGCCGGCGGTGCTGCAGATCGGCCGCCAGCGATCGGCGTCGACATCGAACCGCACGAACACGTAGCCAGGGAACGCCGCCTCGATCCGCTCGCTGTTGCGCGCGATCAGCAGCGCCAGCCACGTGGTGAGGCCGAGTTTGCCGAGTTCGTCGCGAACCCGGAATTCCTGGCGCGGCGCCACTTGCACCACATACCAGCGAACGCCGAGCGGCTTGGGATGTGGCCTGGGCTTGCGCCCGGCATTGGCCCGGCAGCCGCCGTGGCCGTTCGTTGCCGACTTGATTAGGTGGCCATTTTCGGGATGGCTCCCGCACTCCGGGTGCCGAGCACCGGGAGCGCCGAGGCCGATCGATGGCACGCCGCTTTCGCCGATGTCAACCCGATTCGCGGCTTCGGCGGGGCTGGCGGCGATGTGTCCCATGTGTCCCATAATGTGTCCCACCTAAACCATTGTTTTTATAGGGGTGGGACACATGGGACACATGGGACACATGAATATGCCCTCTACGTGCGCACGCCCGTCACAACCCATATTAGCGGTGTCCCATGTGTCCCGGTGTCCCAGCCCTAATATCTCAAGGGGTTAGCTGGGACACATCGCGGGACACATGGGACACATCATTCCGTCAATTCCGACAGCGTGGCCGACGGCACCCAGCAGCAGCGCGGTTTGCCGCCCGCCATGCGCACGGTGCCCGCGTCGCGGCTGCTTTTCGCGTTGGGCAGGCGGGCCAGCGCGGCCCCCCAGCGCTGGCCCGCGAACGGCGTGTCGGCGAACGCCCGCGACAATCGCGGGTGGGCTTGCACGGTCACGTACAGGCCCAGCTTCGGCGACGGCTCGGCCTCGGTGGGGCGCAGCGGACTGGTGCCCCATTTCACCCCGTTGCCTTCCAGCAGCAGCGACAGCTTGTTCCACTCGGCGATGGCTTTGTCGCGGGTTTCGCGGTCGATGATGTCGAGCGGGCTGTCGCCGAGCTTGCGGATGGTGTCGCCGGCGTTGCGCAATTTGCGCAGCCCCTGCCCGATAGTGAGCTTGTCGCCCTGCATGTCCATCGGCCATGCCAGCAGATGTTGCAGCGCCAGATTGGGGCCGCTGTCGGCAAGCTGATCCGCCTCGCGCACCACCAGCCCGGCCACGCATTGCAGCGGCACATCGATGTCGTCATCGGCATGCGGGCCGCGCGGATCGTCGCATTCATCGGCGATCATCACCCAGCGCGCCGCGGCGAGGATGCCGAGCTGATCCGCCATGCGCGGCGAGCACTCGTAATGCTCCACCAGCCGCGCCTTCAGCAGCCGGTACAGCGCCACCGCGCGCGCCGCGTTCTCCACCGCCCGCCCCCACAGCGCCAGGCCGTGCTCGGCGACGAACGCCGCGATGGATTGTTCGTTGTGCGCGCCGCCGGGTTTCAGCTTGCCCAGTTGCAGCAGCGTGATGCGGCTCGCGTCCTGTTCGGTCAGCGACGGCGGCCAGATGCAGCCGAGAATGGCCGAGGTGGAGACGGTGAACGATTTCGCTTCCTGCCCGTCGCCACCTTGCACCGCTTGCACGCCGGCACCGGACGAAGACCGGCGCAGCATCTCGATCACGCGCTGCAATTTGGTCTCGCCGCCGCTGTCCGATTCGGCTTCGTCCAGGATCACCCCGGCGGCGGTTTCGCTGAGCAACTGGCGCAAGCCCGGCTCGGTGTAGTGGTTCTTGTAGGTGGAAATCGGGCACAGCCCGGCGGCGAGCACGCTCAGCAGCGTGGACTTGCCGCAGCCGGACGACCCCACCACGCACAGATGGGCGCGCCATGGCGCCACCGCGCCCAGCATGCCCACCACCATGCCGCCGAGCATCAGGCTCGGCCCGTGCGGCGTCTCCCAGTTCCAGCTTGCCAGCACCTGCTCCAGCGCCTGCCCGGCGGCGGCACTGGCGGGGGCGGCGGGCAGCGGCTTGGCGGGCAGACGCGGCCACAGCGCGCCGGCGTCGCGGAACCCGGCGTCGCGCTGGCGCGACTTCTCCGGCCCGTGCCAGATCACGGTTTTGCCCACGTGCAGCGCGTAGCCGCCGTCGATCACCCACAATCCGTAGCGGTGGCGCTTCTCGTTGGGGTCGAACAATTCCAGCGAGCAACAGCGCTGGATAATCGCCATCGCCGCCATGCGCGCGTTGAACCAATGCGCGCCGGACTCGCGGTCCACCGACGGGAAATTCTCCAGCAGCCAGCGCGACCGATTGCCGCACAGCAGCAGCAAATCGCCGTGCTGCGACAGCGCCGAGGCGGCCATTTGCACCAGCTCGCCGGAGCTATCGAAAAAATGCAGCAGGCGGCCGGATTTGCCCACCGGCGCGAAGGGACAATTCTCCCACAACTCCGGGCGCTCCGGCACCTCGCCGCCACCCGGAGGGCCGCCGCCGCCGCCGCCGCTGCCGCGTTTCTTCGGCTTGGCGTCGGGGTTGTCCCACATCGAGACCACGTTACTTGCCATGACTGTCTCGCAATGCCCGCGCCATTTCGGCCTCGGCGATGGATGTGCATTCGCGCGGAAGCAGCAACGGCCGCCCCGCCGCGCGCGCCTCGGCGATGATGGCGGCGGCCGCCACGCGCGGCCGGGCGGCCAGCAGCGGCGCGATGGCGTCCACCACCACCCAGCGATGCCGCGCGCGGGCCAATTGCGCCTCGGTGATCTGGTCGTTCAGCGCCCAGGCCAGCGCGGTGCGCGCGCCGCTGAAATTGCACTGCACCGCTGCACTTTCCGCCGCCGCCGCCAGCGCCGCCAGCGCTTCCTGCGCCGTCAGCAGCCCCTGCGCCGCCAGCAATGCCATCGGGCGCGCGGCGCGCAGCATGGGGGCGAGGCGGTGGGTATCGATCATGCCCGCGCCCGCCCCACCGGCTCGGCGCCGATCCAGGCGCACAATTGGCTTTCGTAGGCGATGCGCGCGGCGGCCGAGATTTGCACCTCGCAGGGCGACGCGCCCCGCCCCGGCCGCGCGCGGCGGAATTCCAGCACGATCAGGTCGCCCGCGCTCAACACCCCGGTGAGCGACCCGTCTGCCGCCTCGATCAGCGTGAGCGTGCCGCGCTGCCACGTCACACCCGCACCATGGCGTATTGGCGGGACAGGAACGCCTGCCACGACGGATCGTCGACATCGATTTGCAGCGTGATCCGCCCGCCCTCGTGCTTTCGCCAATGCCGGATTTCCAGCGTGCAATCGTCGCCCGCATCCAGCCGCCCGGCGAGGCCCTCGGCAGTGGGCTGCAGCGTGAGCGTGGCGTTGCGCCAGGCCATCAGCGCTGCGCCTCGATGGCGGTGCGCAACTCGGCCTTGCGCGCTTCGATCTGCGCCCTGGGCAACCGGCGTCCGCGCCGGTCGTGCATGCCGTTCGCCTCGATCTCCGCCAACTCGGCCCGCAGCTCGCGCACGCGAGCGCCGGGGCTGACTTCCGGCACGTCGAATTTCGCCAGATGCTCGCGCAATGTCCGGCCGATCATCCGGCCGCCCCGCTGAAGGATCATGCGGCCTCGCACCAGAACGGCAGCCGTTGCGCCCGCGCGCAGTCCGGCGAGCAATGCGGCAGCGGTTGCGCGCCGTCGATTGCGATGATGCTGCCGGGCTGGCCCACCTCGCCGCCGCAGTTGCGGCAGCGCATGTCGCGCAACCGGATGAAGTCTGGCGGCATTTCGTCGCGCGGCGCGGTGCGGCGGCTCACGGGGTTCGCGCCGGGGCCAGCAGCAGGCGCAGATGCTCCGTCCAGATCAGCCATGCCCGCACCACCGGCACCGGCAGCAGCATGACGCCGTCATCCTGGGCGGACGCGGCCTCCGCCTGGAGAGCGGCGAGAAACCGGGGGGGGGTGCGGTCATGCCGCGTTGCCCCGCGCAATGGCGTTCACGTCCGGCAGCGCCTCACGGAAGATCGTGCGCTGTGCGATGCGGCGGTACGGCGGCAGGCCGAGGGCCACGCGACGGCTATTGACCCGCTTGAACGCGTCGAGCGGCCGTTCGTTGGGCTTGACAGCCACGTCATTGCGCACGCCCCAGGTGAGCGCGTCGGCCAGCGTGATCGGCACCGCGTGTTCGTGCGCCTCCAGATCCGCCGCCTCGCGCTGCGCGAGGCTGAAATAGCCGTCGCGGGTGACCAGCTGCGGCGGGGCTGCCGGAGGTGGCGCGGGCGGCGGCGCGGCGGCCGGCGCCTGCACGAAGGCGGGCGCACGCTTATCCGGCTGGTAGCCCTCAGGGCGGCGAAGCCCGCGATTGTTGACGCGGGTGGCGATCATGCTGCCGCTGGGCAATCGCGGCCCCGGCAACTGCGCCATCTGCGCCATCAGCAATGCGGTGGACACGCCCGACACCCAGCCGACCCGCAAAATCTCCCAACGCTCCGGCGTCAGCCAATCGCCAGATGACAGCGCCGACACCACAGGTAGGTCCGCTGGCAGCGGCGGTTTGCCAGCGGGGGGAGGCGTTGCCGGAGGGGCAGTGTCCTGCGCAACCGGCGAGCACGGTGGCTCCGCCTCGCCGTCCGGCCTTGCGCAAAGCTGCGCCGCCGCCGGACTGGTATCTGGTTCGTTTTCCACGCTGGACGCCTCGGCCAGCTCCATCTCGACCACCGCACCAGCCGGCGGCTCGGCCGTTGGCTCCGCCTCCGGTTCCGGCGCAGGCACGGCAAGGCCGTCGCACGCCGCATTGAATGCCGGGCCGTGCAACTCCGTCCAGGCGTCGCGATTGGTTTGCCCGACATGTTCAGCGCCGCTACCGCGCGGCACCGGCACGTCGCGCACCCAACCATGCGCCTTCGCCTCGGCCGCCACAGATTGCGGGCTCGCGATCGGCCAACCCGGCAAGCGGTTGAGCAGCTCCCACACGTCGCGGCCCCGCAGCCCGGCGCGCCACATCTGCCGCCCCCAGAACCGCCGCGCATCGGTCCACACTGGCGACCCGATGGCGCGCGGCGCGGGAACGTCCGGCTCTGGCGCAGCAGGGGCCGCCGCCGGACTGGTATCGGGTTCATCGGCTTCACCGAGGGGCGGAACCGGCGGTGACGGGCTCACCGCCGGCTCCGCCACCACATCCGGCTTTTGCGGGGCCGAAGCCTCGCCGCTCGCCGCCGGACTGGCGATCTGCTCCGCCGCCGCGCGGGCGTTCCAGCCCAGCGCGCTCAGCGTCTCGTTCAGGCGGTGGATCTCGCGCGCCAGCGCGGCGTCGGGCTGGGGGGGCGACAGCGCGGCCAGCACGCGGCCGATCAGCGCTTCCACGCGCGGCGACACATCCAGCATGAGCGTGACCGGGGGAATGTTCATGGCGCGAACCGCACCAGTGCCGGGTTGCACGCGGCCGACATCAGCACCACGCCGGTTTCCACCAGTTGAAACGCCCGCTGCGCCGCGCGGCTGCCGATTTGCGGCGGCGTCCAGCGCAGGATGAATTTGCCCTTGCCCAGCCGGTCGAGCAGCGCCTGGAACCGCGCCAGCCCCTCCGGGCCGTCCATGCCCAGCGCGTCGGCCATGTCGCGGTTGCGCGGCAGCGCCATGCCGCGTTCGGCGAGCAGGCCGAGGAACGCCATCACCGTATCCTGCATGGTGTCGCGCCGCGCGAGCCGCGCCAGCGTGGCCAGATCGTCCGGTTCCAGCGGCCGCGCCGCCGGCGGCGGTGGCGCCGCCTCGCCGGCGAACACCGGACGCGCTGCCAGCGACGCGCCCCAATTCGGCGGCAGAACCGGCCGCGCCTCGCGCGCCGCGACGATGGCGGCGTTGCGCGCGCCCAGGCGCTTCGGTGTTCCGTCAAACGGCATGCTGCCCTCCGAGGGTAAAAGCCGCGCGCGGCGCTGCGGGTTCGTTACTCACGCAGGGCCGCGCGCGCAGGTGGGCGCGCCGTAACAACGCCTCATCCCAACCGGCGCGCCGTTCACTAGGCAGTGCTGGGACGATTCGGGCCGCGCGGCCGTT